GGGACATATATCCACAGGGCGGTGATAAAAATACATATATGAAACTTGTGGCCAGACAGATGCCACGTATTGTTAAAAACAATCCTAAATTATTTAGACGAGCATTTGGTATAGCCTATGATAGATTCTTTCATATAGACCAAGATGATGACGATGACTTTGACTATACAGATTATTCTATGCGTCAGGGCGAGCGTGGTATGGAGGAATCTAAAGAACCTAAGGTTCCACAGAAGCCAAGACAAGGTCCTTTACGCCCACAAACTGGAGCAGGCAAGCATAAGGACAAAAAGAAAGATCAAAAACAGGGCAAAGAAAAACATAAGAAACCATTAGCTGAAGCCATTGTAGATAGTATGCTCAGTGAGTTAGACAAGCCATCAGGTAAGTTATACATTGTCTTAAAGGCAGATATGACTGGTGCTGTTCGTATGTTTGGCGCATTTGCTAATAGTCCAGAAGAAGTAGAATTTATAGCACAGCGTCGTGGCACCAAGGACAAGACTGGTGCTAAGATGAAGGGGCTAAAAGTAGATCTAATGTTTATGGACGCTGCTGACGCTATGATGGATCTAAAACAGATATTCAAGGACATTGACTTTGTGGGCGCAGAAGCAGCAGAGTTTGTGTTTAAGAAAAATATTCTAAAGAATGACGAAGTCGATCCAAGAGTAAAAGAAGAAGTTAGAGACTTTTACGAATATGTTGAATCAGGCGATGATCCAAGAATGGCTCTATACAAAAGTGTAGAAGCGGGCACAGAACCAGATGCTGTTAGTAAAGGTGTAGATCACTTCGTTATTGGTCCAGACGGCAAGCGTCGTCGTGTCAGCATACCAGGTAAGCCCAGCAGTCAAATGGGTGGGCACGCAGTTGAGCAACCAGACACTTATAAATATGTTCTCAAGCAGTCAGGACTGGCACCTGCCCTAAGAAGTATGGGCTTTAACTTTGACGGCAATAAGATTATTATTCCACAGGATAAACGCAAGATGCTACAGGCCAAGTTTGCTGAGAAGAATATACCTTGGGACAGTGTGTTTGGTCCAAAAGAAGTGTTTAAAGAGAGTCGCTAATGGAAGAGTTAGTTAAAGCAGCCCGTGTGGCCTTTGCCAGTGAATACAGTTTTTTTATCAAAGCACAGAACTTTCATTGGAATGTAGAAGGCCCGGATTTTTTACAGTATCACGACCTGTTTGGCAAAGTATATGGTGAAGTATATGATAGTTTAGACACTTTTGCTGAACAGATTAGGGCGCTAGGAGGATATGCTCCGGGCAGTTTTCAAAAGTTTAGTATGCTTAGTCAAGTAGAAGATGAAAATAATATATTAGACAAGACTGCTATGACCGCAGAACTGTTAGAAGATAGTTTAAAAATTGTTAAAATATTAAAAATAACATTTCAGCGCAGTGAAGAATTCCAAGAATATGGGTTTAGTGATTTTGTAGCAGGGCGCATTGACGCACATCGCAAACATCAATGGATGTTAAGAAGCAGTTTGAAGAATGGATGAATTAGACCAACTACGTAGGCTGGCAGGAGTCAATGAATTTAAAGGATTACAACCTGTAAATTTAGAAAACATAAGCCACACTGCTGCGGCCATACGTAAGAAGGAGCGAGAATTAAACATACGACCTGGAGATAAAGACTGGTTTAAACTATGGTTTACCCTACCGCATCTTACAGGTTCAGTTAATAGTAAATTTAGGGGGCGCAAAAAGTGAGTTTTGAATTTGATTTTACAGTGGAAAAACTAAAGGCCTGTATTCATAGAAATCGTGAGCCACAATTATGGTTTAATGCTATGTATGAATACTTACCTAAGTTTTATATCACTACACCTGCTCGTGTTGCTGGCTTTGTAGCACAGTGCCAACACGAAAGCGGAGACTTTACAGTATTGTCAGAAAATCTAAACTATGGCGCCAAGGGACTACGCGGCCTATTTGGCAAGTATTTTCCCAACGATGATCTTGCTCGTCAATACGAACGCAAGCCAGAGATGATTGCCAATCGCATCTATGCCAGTCGTATGGGCAATGGTAATGAACAAAGTGGAGATGGCTGGCGCTATCGTGGCCGTGGCATACTACAAATCACTGGTCGTAGCAATTATACACAGTGTAGCAGAGACTTGTTTGGAGATGATACACTGGCACAAAATCCAGACCTACTTAGAACTCCAGAGTATGCTATCATTACAGCCTGCTGGTTCTGGTATCGCAATGTATTAAATCCTGTTTGCGATTCAGGCGACATAGTATTACTAAGTAAAAAGATCAACGGTGGAACTATTGGTCTTGATGATCGTATCAAGCACTGGAATCATTGTTTGGATGTATTTGAGGCAGAATAATGTTATTACGTGAGTTTTTTAATAAAGATCGTCAATTAGACGAACTTAATGTAGCCAAGACCCTGGACTTTATTAAACAGGCTCACGGTGATCAACTATATGGCAAACTACCTTATTGGCGTCATCCCCGTGCTGTGGCCTTGACAGGCAAGCGTTTATTTGGTAATAAATTTAACAGTGATGCTGTAAAGACGGCTTTTTTACACGATGTAGTAGAAGATACACACATTGGCATAGATCAGTTATCTAAATTAGGCTTTAGTCCGCAGGTAATTGAGGCAGTAGGGCTACTGACCAAAGACAAGTCATTGACCTATAGCCAAAACATTAAACGAATTATTGCCAGTGGTAATCCATTGGCGCAAATGGTTAAGTTTGCGGATAATTATGAAAATTATACAGGCGACAAGACCAGTTGGGATCCAGCACGAGCAGCCAGTAGTCAAAAGAAATACCTAAAAAGCCTAACTATGTTAGCGCAACATCTTGGCGTCAAGGTGCCAGTAGGCGAATCACATCATTTTGCCGGAGCATCAGTGGGGCATAAGGAAGGTCCAGCAGGACAATGGCGCAATAAAGGACCTAAGAAAAATAAACCTGCTCAAGTAGGAGATCTTGTAGGAGGCGGTGCTGCTGAAGAAAGTGTAGAATTAGATGAACGCCGTCGTCGCCGTCGTCGAGCAGCAGCCTATGGCCCTGGTCCTTATGGATGGTATGGCTATTATCCAGGATATAGTGGAGACAGCGGCGGTGAAGGTGGAGGAGATGGTGGCGTAGAGGAAAACATACAGATCACAATGAAGCAGAGTCTTTATGAAAACATTGTGAGCACAGACTTTATGAGCGCACTAAGAGACTTTTTACCTATTGCTATGCGTGTGCTAAAAATTACAAAACTACCGCACATTAAACTAATGAAGGATGTAGGTGACGAAGAACAACCTACATTCGGCCGTTTTAAAAACAATGAACTCATAATAGACATTGGTCTTAACAATAGACACCCTAATGACATACTAAGAACACTGGCACACGAACTAGTCCATTTCAAACAACAATTGGACAACAGACTAAACCCGCATAGTGGGGACACAGGCAGTCCAGAGGAAAATGAAGCCCACGCAGTGGCAGGTGTTATAATGCGACACTTTAATAAGATACATCCACAGTATCTACGTGGGCAACCTTTGGACCTACAGGAAACCGCTACAGCAGGTGCTACTACAGCAGGTAATGTCAGCACAGGACCATTTGTCAAGAACAAGCGAGCACGAAAACAACCAGTAGGTGCTAACGCCTTAGATGGCAATAATTTATTGGCCATTGGCGGAGTAGTAAAACGCTAAATATATAGAAATCCGGAGAATTCTCAAATGCACGATATGATGAACAGACCAGACGACCATGAAGCCAAAATGGCCCGTGCTGACTTATTCAAACTGGCCCAGTATAGTTTTAAACTATTTAAAATGATTCAAGACAATCAAGAACTTGAAGGGTGGGTCCAGGCCAAGGTTACCAAGGCTGCTGACTATATTAGCAGTGTATATCACTATATGCAGTATGAAATGAAAGTTAGTGAATATGGTGACCATCTTGAAAACGCAGAAATGTATAGCGAAAGTGTTCGTAAAGCATTTGAACAACGTCTAACTGAAGCACGTAATAAGGCAATAAAGGCCAAAATGGCGGCTCTAAGAGAAAGTGACTACGAATACTACTTCGGCAAAGACAAACCAAGCAGTGGTGGCAGCAAGACTCGAGAACTTAGCAAACATACTGCTACTACAACTGGCTCTGGAACACAATATACTAAACGTGATCTACCTGGACAAGATACAGCAGATGACGCAGATGAAAAGCGTATGAAGCGTCAGGCTCGTAAGGATCGTAAAAAGACAGATGAAGATGCCAGTGCTCCACCACCAAAAGGACCAGATGGTCAATATCCCGTAATCACTTCCGGTCCAAACAAGGGCAAGCGTTGGACACCACAGGCTCCAGGTCCTACACTGCCACCAGCTGCCGCTAAGACACCTCCTCCAGGTGTTCAACCTCCTGCTGCTAAGAAAATGCAGGAAGCACTAAAGGGTAAGCAGACAAAATTAGATGCGGATAAAGATGGCAAGTTGGAAAAAAGTGATTTTGCTAAACTACGTTCCGGTAAGAGTGTAAAAGAAGCAGCCAAGCCTGATTTCTTAGATATGGACAAAGACGGCAATAAAAAAGAACCTATGAAAAAAGCCGTTGCTGACAAGAAAAAAGGTGCTGTTAAAGAAGCATCAGGAAAATGCAACCATACTCCAAAAGGTAAAAGCTGTCCGGTTCATGGTCTAAAAGAATGTGGCGGTATGTATGAAGGCGCTATGAGCGACTTAGATGCTGATCGTAAAGATAGGGCATATCAAACACGTCAGGCTAAGACCACAATGAAACACGTTAAAGATCCAACACCAGGTGAAAAGAAAGCTGCTAAAGATATTAAGCCTGGCATAAAAGGTTATTCAGATCGTGTAGCAATGTTAAAGTCAGCAGAAAAAGACGGTCGGCTAAAAGAAGCTCAAAATGCTAAACAACAGGCAGCGATAGCGATTGCTAAAAAAGCCAAGAAGTAATGCCACTGCCAAACTTTATTGACGACTACGGTGCTTATATGGCTCTTAAGCTGAATAACAATGTCTGCTTTACCTGTAAATGTGAGCCACACTGCAACCATAGTTGTCAAGACTGTAATGACTGCCCTGACTGCAATTGTATTGCCTGTATGGAGAAGGATATAAAATAATGGATATGAAAAAGATATTACAGGTATTAGATAAGCCTGCTCCAAAAAAAGCTCAAGAAAACGGAGATATGAAACGTCTGCTACAAATTGTAGAAAGCAACAATCGTCTTACGCAGGCTGAAAATATTATTATGCAGGAAAGCCCAAGGCCTGTGACACAGCCTATGCTGAATAAAAGCAAAGACGCCAAGCCCAGTATGATTGGCAAATACTTTCGAACAATAGAAACAGAATTAGCAGAGTCACAACAGCAAAAAGAAGACAGTGCTACAAGATTAGCAAAACGTGTAATGGAACGTGTTATGCCTAAAGATGACGGCACATTCACTCCAAGTTTTGCTCAGGATATGGCTAAACAACAATCTGCATCTCCTCCAAGTGGCAATGTAGAACCACAGGCCACTGTAGTATTAGGTGGTAAAGAATATCGTGTAGTATTACAAGGCGATCTACGTGGTAGATATAGTCCAGGTCCAGGTGTTCCAAGAGTAAGTGCCCAAGGATATATACAAGGTGATGTAATCACTCTAACCATAAACCCACCAACAGATATGAAAGAAGGTGTTGCTGGTCCTAAACAGTGCTGGCCAGGACATCGTAAAGTTGGCACACAGCCAGGCACAGGCAAGAATGCAGGCAAGCGTGTAAATGACTGTGAAAAGATTAAAGGAAAGTAAAATGGATTTTAAAGCATTAATGACCAAATTAGAAAGTATAGATAAGCGACAGGTTCTTAACGAATCTGCTACACAGCCTGCAAAGAAAACTCACAAGATTAATCTTAACGAAAATTTAGATATGAAGAGCAGTATTGCTCGTGCTTTAATGCAAGAGTTTGGTGTTAATGAAGAAGGACCTCACCCTTTTGACCAACAACAATATGAGCCACGTGGTGATGTTCCAGCAGGTCCTGGAATGAAAGATCCAGCGGCTGCACTAAAACATGCTTGGAAATATAGAACAGATCAACAAGGAAACTTGATAGGCAATAGAGCCAAAGCTGAATTAGATAATCCAGACCCAAGTATGAGTGGCGATGCTAATATTGCTGGAGCAGCCAATCCAGCACCAGCAGCCCAGGCAGCTGAACCAGCAGGAGCAGATCAAGGCGCAGAAGCAGGTGCTCCTCCAGCACAGTATGATGTAGATCAGGCTGCTAATATAGATAGCACCAGTCAGGCAGCACCTCAAGCAGCAGGATCACAGGCAGATGATGCATTCCAACAAGCTAATCAAGAACCCGCACAAGATGATCCAGCACAGGGCGGTGATGCTATAGGTCAAGCCCAGGCTGCTACTCAACCAAGTGCTGTTCCAACAGCACAAACTCAACCTGCTGCTCCCGCACAACCTGCTGCCCAGCAAGCTGGGGGTGCTCGTCCTCCAGTAACTCCTGCTCCCGGAGAAGGACCTACTGGCGTAGCTCTTGCTAAATTTGGAGTGAGTAAACAAGATAGGTTAAACCAAAAATTTGTAGACAGTATCCTAGGCCCAGAAAAATTCAAAGCAGGCAGTGCCCAAGCTAATACAGCTCTATTGGCGCATTTCCAAAAACAGGCACCAGCAGCGACAGCACCAGCGGCAGCACCAGCAGCAGCATCAGCAGCAGCACCAGCAGGTGTAGTTCAAGGCGGTAGTTCTGTAGAAGAAAATTTAAACCTAATTAGAAGATTAGCGGGACTATAAACACTTGACATAGGTCTATAAGTAGTATATAATTTGTCTACAAAGGAGATGCTATGTCAGGTCGTATGTATGGCCCAGAAGAAAAGGCTAAATTAGAAAGATTAATCAACGAAGGCAGTACAGTTCTTCGTGAAATTGAAGACTTACAAGAAGGTCTTAAAGATACAGTCAAAGCAGTAGCCGAAGAGCTTAATATCAAAACATCGGTGATCAATCGGGCAATTAAAATTGCACATAAAGGTGATTGGAACGCACACGATGCAGATTGGAAAGAAGTTGAAGCAATTTTAGACCTCACTAAAAAAATCTAATAAATATACTTGAGAAAGGTAGGCAGGGCCATAAACCGCACCCAGGGTATTTGTGAGCCATAAATCACATAGGAGAGTTAGATGTATGTGGACGCTTATTTTCAGCGAGATGCTGAAATCATCAAAGTTGTAGAACGCAACGCAGAAGGCCGCAGGGTTTTTAAAGAATTTCCCACACGATATAGCTTTTATTATCCAGACCTTAAAGGACGTTATACCAGTATTTACGGCGAACACTTAACTAAGGTAGTTTGCAAAAATCAAAAAGATTTCCGCAAGGAAATGGCTATTCATAGTAATAAAAAATTATACGAAGCAGATATTAATCCTATTTTTGTTTGCCTAAGTGAAAATTACTTAAACGCAGAATCACCAAAATTACACACAGCATTTTTTGACATTGAAGTAGACTTTGATCCAGAACGTGGTTATGCTAGCCCTGACGATGCCTTTATGCCAATCACTGCTATCAGTGTACACTTACAATGGCTTGATACACTAATCTGCTTGGCAGTTCCGCCAAAAAAAATGCAGGTCAAAGAAGCTCAAGAATTAGTTAAAGATTTTCCTAATACACATATCTTTGAAACAGAGGCAGAAATGCTGGATACGTTTCTTAATCTTATTGAAGATGCAGACGTACTCAGCGGTTGGAACTCAGAAGGGTATGATATTCCTTATACAGTAAATCGTGTAACCAAAGTTCTAAGTAAAGACGATACTCGTAGGTTTTGTCTATGGGATCAATTTCCACGTAAACGAGAATATGAAAAGTTTGGAAGAACTGCTACAACATATGACCTAACTGGCCGTGTTCATTTAGATAGTTTAGAACTTTACAGAAAATATACTTATGAAGAGCGCCATACCTATAGATTAGATGCTATCGGTGAAATGGAAATCGGCGAATCAAAAACAGTTTATGAAGGCACGTTGGATCAACTTTATAATAATGACTTCCGTAAATTTATTGAATACAATAGGCAAGACTGTGCTCTACTAAACAAATTAGATCAAAAACTAAAATTCTTAGATCTGAGCAATAAGCTTGCGCACGAAAACACAGTGTTGCTACAAACCACAATGGGCGCTGTGGCAGTGACAGAACAGGCTATTATTAACGAAGCACATCGTAGAGGAATGCAGGTTCCTAATCGTACTAGAATGGCTGAAAGAGATGACGCTACAGCAGCAGGTGCTTATGTAGCCTATCCTAAAGAAGGAATTCACGATTGGATTGGATCATTAGACATTAACAGTCTTTATCCGTCAGCTATTCGGGCTCTTAATATGGGTCCAGAAACTATTGTAGGTCAGCTTCGTCAAACCTTAACTGATACCTATATTCAATCCCAAATGAATAAAGGAAAAAGTTTTGCAGCTAGTTGGGAAGGAAAATTTGGTAGCTTAGAATATGATGCTGTAATGAATAAAGAAATAGGAACTGAGGTTACTATTGATTGGGAAGATGGCACTATTGATATACTAAGCGCAGCAGAAGTCTATAAATTAATCTTTGAAAGCAATCAACCATTTATCCTTAGTGCTAACGGTACAATCTTTACCTATGAACGTGAAGGTATTATTCCTGGTTTATTAGCACGTTGGTACAAAGAGCGTAAAGAAATGCAGGCTAAATTAAAAGAAAGCATTGCAGCTGGTAATAAAATTGAAGAAGAATACTGGGACAAACGCCAACTTGTTAAAAAGATTAATCTAAACAGCCTATATGGTGCCATCCTTAACGCAGGATGTAGATTCTTTGACAAGCGTATTGGACAATCAACTACATTGACAGGAAGAGTTATTGTACGTCATATGGCCGGCAAAGTAAACGAAATTATTACCGGTGAAAATAACTACATTGGAAAAGCTATTATCTATGGTGACACTGATAGTTGTTATTTTAGTGCTTATCGAGTATTAAAGAAAGAAATTGACAAGGGACAAATTCCCTGGACTAGAGAAACCATAGTTCAGCTATATGATCAAATAGCTTCAGAAGTAAACCAAACATTCCCCCAATTTATGCTAGATGCGTTTCATTGTCCTAAAAGTCGAGGTGAAGTAATCAAAGCAGGACGTGAACTTGTGGCCAGTAAGGGTTTATTCATTACCAAAAAGCGTTATGCTGTACTATACTATGATAAAGAAGGTAAACGACAGGACGTAGAAGGTAAGCCGGGTAAAATTAAGGCTATGGGATTAGACCTCAAGCGCAGCGACACTCCAACATTTATCCAAGACTTTTTAAGTGAAATATTAGAAATGGTACTAACCGGATCTACTGAAGAAGAAGTTTTAGATTTTATAACAGAATTTCGAACTGAGTTTAAGAGTCGGCCTGGGTGGGAAAAGGGCAGTCCCAAACGTGCTAATAATATTACCGACTACCAACGCAAAGAAGAAAAGCAGGGAAAAGCTAATATGCCTGGGCACGTTAGGGCTAGTATTAACTGGAATACTCTTAAAAGAATGTACAGTGACAAGTACAGTATGAATATTACTGACGGGGCTAAAGTTATTGTTTGTAAACTAAAAGATAATCCTCTAGAGTTTACATCAGTTGCTTACCCGGTAGATGAATTAAGATTGCCTTCTTGGTTTAAAGACTTACCGTTCGACCATGAAGAAATGGAAAATGTTATTATTGACAATAAATTAGATAACTTAATTGGTGTACTTAACTGGGATATTAGATCAACCGAACAGTCAAATACTTTTAATAAATTGTTTGACTTCTGACCTAAATAACCGTATAATATAAAAAAGGAAATTATATGAAAGATATTTTACAAGACATTGTAGCACATACACATAGCTTAGGTTTTTTACCTTTAGCTAAAGTTACTGGAGAAACAAATAATACTACTATAGAAAGTATGGCTGAAGACCGTTCAGTAATTATGATAGCTAAAACTAAAAATCCAGTTAGCGAATTTCAAGGAATCTTTGGAATGCCTAACCTAGACAAACTAGCAATGCATTTAAAGAATCCTGAATACAAAGAGAACGCTGTTATCCAGGTTGTCACTCAACAACGTAACGGTGATGATGTTCCTGTTAATCTTCATTTTGAAAATGAAACTGGAGACTTTTTTAATGACTACAGATTTATGAGTACTGAAGTGATTAACGAGAAACTTAAAACAGTTAAATTCAAAGGTGCAAACTGGGATATTCAGTTTATGCCTAGCCAATCATCTATTGGACGACTTAAGCTTCAAGCCGGTGCTCATAATGAGGAAAATAACTTCCAGGTTAAGACAGAAAATGGAAACCTTGTTTTTAGTTTTGGTGATGCAAGTACCCACGCAGGATCATTTGTTTTTGAGCCCGGTGTTAACGCTAAATTAAAACAGACCTGGTCCTGGCCAGTTCAACAGGTTCAAGCTATTCTTAATCTTGACGGTGACAAAACTATGAAGATAGCCGATGCTGGTGCTATGATGATTAGTGTGGATAGCGGACTTGCCGAGTACGAATATATTCTTCCAGCTCAAACTAAATGAACTTAACTCAAATCTGTATAGCCACAATAGCATGGTTGGTAATCACAATTATAGTTTACAAGCATACTGGGTTTAACAATATTAAAGATTGTTATAAAATATGGTTTAGTCGAGAGTATTGGACAAACTATAATATAGTAGATGGGTTAAGCTGGTTAAGCAAGGCAATTATCATAATCCCAGGCTTGATATTTGGATTACAAATATGGTGGCTATACTTTATAGCTTTAGCAACTAGTGTAGCTCTTATATGGGCTAGTGAAAGAAAGCTTTTACCAACAATGGTAGGATTTAATACCTTATGGGTATGGATTAGTTGTATGGTATTAGCTAAAAATTTGGTGACATAATGAAAGATCCAGAAATTAAAGTTTTAGTATATAATATACAACAGTCTTTAGAAAATCTAAATAATCAACTACGTGATATAGCTTCATACGGTATAAATGTAAACTTTACCTGGGAACGTGATCCGCAAACTGATGCAATTAGAATTTTACTGAGCACTTGCTCTCAGTCTGTAGACTATCTTAAAGAATAATAATGAACTTTGACTTAACTTCAACTCAAAATGACTACGCTGTATTTTTGCCTGCGACCTCAGGATTTTATGCTACTTATATAGGTAAGCAACGCTATAGTAACTATGTTGATCCTGCGCGAATTCCTGCAAGCTTCACTAATGGTGTAGAGAGTTTAAACTATCTAGAACCAGATAAAGGGCTGTTTTACTATCATTGGTGTTTATACAGTGCAGGTCACGCTAACCTAGACCTAAATAAACAAGATGATACTGAAGATATGTTTCGAAATCGTAACAGATCTACCAGCTGGGTACTAGGAGACAGTGGTGGTTTCCAAATTGGTAAAGGCAAATGGGAAGGAGATTGGAAGGACCCCAATTGTCCAAAGGCGCAGAAAAAACGTAGCCAGGTACTAACCTGGATGGACAGCCTAATGGATTATGGTATGATACTGGATGTTCCTGCATGGGTGTCTCGCAGTGTAGCAGGACAAAAGGCTACAGGAATTAGAACCCATACAGAAGCAGTTAATGCCACTTATATCAATAACGATTACTTTATTCGCAACCGCAATGGTAATTGTAAATTCTTAAACGTCTTACAAGGCGAAAATCATACGGATGCTGAAGATTGGTATCAACGTATGAAACATTACTGTGACCCAAAACAATTTCCAAATGAGCATTTTAATGGATGGGCTATGGGCGGACAAAATATGTGCGATGTTCACCTTACACTAAAACGACTTGTGTCTCTACGATTTGATAATTTGCTGGAACAAGGCAAACAAGATTGGATGCACTTTTTAGGAACTAGTAAATTAGAGTGGGCATTGCTATTAACCGACATACAACGTGCTGTTCGTAAATATCACAATCCTAATTTTACCATTAGTTTTGACTGCGCTAGCCCATTTTTAGCTACAGCTAACGGACAGATATATGTGCAAACAGAGATTACAGATAGAGAAAAATGGTTATATAGAATGTTGCCTAGCATCGATGATAAAAAATATAGTCAGGATACAAGACTTTTTAAAGATGCTATTGTTCAAGACGGACATTTTAAAAACTTTGAAACTAGCCCTATCATAGATGGCGTAGAGATTAAAGACGTATGTATATACGGACCAAACGACCCAAATAAATTAGGTAAAATAGGTAAAACTAGCTGGGATAGTTTTAGTTATGCTATAATGATGGGACATAACGTATGGATGCATCTTAATGCAGTTCAAGAAGCTAATCGTCAATATGACGCAGGTCTTTGCCCAGCTATGTTGGTCCAAGAAAAGTTTAATCAAGTATTTTTTAGAGACGTCGTTGATGCTATCTTTAGCACCAGTAATCGTGGAATAGCAGATAGTATAGTAGATGAATTTAGCAAGTTTTGGATTGGTATACCTGGTACTAGAGGCAATACTGGTAAAAGAACTGTTAATGCCGATACCAACTTCTTCAAATTATTTGACACCGAGGAATCAGAGGATGTAGTATTAGACGATCAAGAAGAATTTGATGAAGATGATATAACTAAACTAGAAGAAATTGAATCATGACCCTGCCTGATGAACGCTATCGTAATATTGTTCAAACTAGGAAGTTTCTAATGGAACTTACTAGCCCACTTATGACTCCAAAGGTTCCAAAGGTTGTACGTGAACGTGCTAGGAATTTGTTAAAGCACTACCCTACTGATTATCATTTGGAAATGATGACTATACATATGCCTAATGATTTTGCTAAAGAAATGGAACCTGTGACACGTATGTTTATGAAATATGAAGATAAAAATGCGTAGTTTAATTGTCGGTATGGGATTTGGGAGCGCTGTATATTTTCCAGTATTATCTAGTCTTGGGCACGAAGTAATCACAGTTGACCCAATAAAACCTGCTACTTTTACTTCAATAGAACAAGCTATTAATAAGTATAAATTTTTTACCACAGTAAATATTACTACTCCTAATAATACACACGAGGAATTAACAAGACAATTAGCTCCATATTGTAAATTTATGTTTGTGGAAAAACCAGGAGTTATTAATAGACAGGCTTGGCTAAAATTAATAACCGATTTTCCAGATACTAATATTATTATGACAAAAAATAATCAATATAGAGAAGAAATTGATTATTACAGGAATTTAGCTAGGCAAAGTAAGCATATTACAGTGAAATGGAGTAATAACGACAGAATACCTAGTCCTGGAAGTTGGTTTACTAATAAAGATTTAGCATACGGAGGTGTTAGTCGAGATTTAATGCCCCACCTTTTGAGCTACTACACATTATTTGGATTATATGAATCAGGATTATGCACCAATCGATTGACTAAACAGTCTTGGCAACTAGACGATCTTAAATCAACAGATTATGGTTCAATTAGTCCAGACGGTGTATTCAATGTAGATACATATTGTCAACTTGAATATCAAACCACAACTACTAAATGGACTTTAATAGCCGATTGGAAAAGTGCTAACGGATTTGACGAGATTTATATAGATTTTGACGGTAAAAGATTTGAACTAGGTTTATGCCCAGAGCAGGCATATAAGCGTATGATCGAAACAGCATTGGCAATGAGTGGTAAAATTTGGTATTGGGAAGATCAACTAGCACAAGACTTATTCATACACAAAGAGATAGAACTTGAATAGACTACTTTATACAACAGGTCGAGGACATTTTGAAGAAACTACCTACGACTATCCTGTAAGTAAAGCCAAACATATCATTGTAAAAAATATAATGTCTGGTGTTTGTCGTAGTGACATAGATATGATGACAGGAAAATTTGGTCCGCTACCTTTGGGTATGCAAGGACACGAAGGGCTGGGAGAAGTTATCGATGTTGGCAGCGGATTATTTACACCGGTCCAAGTAGGAGACATTGTAGCCACAAGAGGTGAACCTGCTTATGCTGACCAATACAGCGTAAGAGAGAACGAATTTGTCGTCGTTCCAGAAGCGCATCCACGCTATATATTAGAACCAGTGGCCTGTGGGATGAATATCATATTAAGCCATATTGGAGAACTAAGTAGTCGTGCTATGTTCGGAGATCGAATACTGCTATTAGGCACTGGTTTTTTAAGTTATGTTGCCTACCATATGATGCGTAACTGGGAAAAAGACTTTAGAAATTGCGAAATCGAAGTAGTTGGGTCAAGCAATAAAGATATTTGGCATAATATCGGTGTTGAGATTAAACCAAACATCGGTAGTAATTATGATATTATTATTGACCTAAACGGTAATATTCCTTTATTCCTACAAGAAGATATTATAAACGAAAATGGACTGGTAGTAGACGGTGTTAGTAGAGATATCAGTAAAAAGGAAAATGATTTATTATTATGGAAAAGCATTACTACAGTTAGACCCAGTCCTCGTAATAAAGGGTTCCACGGCTGTATGGAAATGGCTGTTTTAATGATCCAAAACGGTGAACTCAATGTTGACAATTTCTGGACTAGAAGCTATAATAGAGACACTGAATGGCGCCAAGCATTTAATGATGGCGTAGATAGACCTAAAAATTATAGCAGAGGCTACATTGTATGGCAATAGGAACAGAAGGTAGGCAACAGGTAGACTACTTTATTGGTGTTGAGGTTGAACATACACCAATGAAGGACCAAAGAACACTATTTGTTGTTGGTGTTAAACCTGTAGATGAAATAGTTAGCAAAGTAAACAATCTTAACCACATCTATCTAGGCACCAGTCAGAGTTTTACACCGAATACTCTTGAGGATTGGCGTGCTTGGAGTAAAATGATCAATGGTTTATTAGACATCGGTTATTGGGTCACTCTTGACTTTGATGTAAAATATGCTAATGATATCCATGAAATGGGCTTTACTGAGCACAATAGATTTATTTCTATGATCAGTGTAAAACTTCCATATATCAAACTATACAACTATAACACAGTTTTAAAAATTGACGACAATACTTGGGGTGATACTAACCCTGGAGTGTGGTGTCATTACTTGCACGACTTAATGGATCGTCGTGTTTACACAGACTGGAAAGACTATGAAGGAGACACACCAGTATGATTATTAAGCAAGATATTAGACCGAAGAAAATGATTTGGGTAACTTTTCGTAAGGAAGGTATCCATATGTATCCCGCTGCGGCCACAGACCCTAAACTAAAAACCGGTGATGAATATGATGTCAGTTTTTTAGGCACACCGCATCGCCATATTTTTCACTTCAAAGTATATATCGAAGTGTTTCATGATGACCGTGACATCGAATTTATTCAGTTTAAACGTTGGCTTGAGAAATTGTATCAAGGCACATTAGAGTTGAATTACAAATCCTGCGAGATGATTTCAGAAGATCTCCACGCTGAAATCACAGCACGATATCCTAATCGAGAGATTTGGATTGAAATCAGTGAAGATGGAGAAAATGGTTCTTTTATCAAATACTAAAACATAGGTAATATTATGGCAAAAAATTATAAAGTAGTTAGTTATTTCGCAGACCGCCCAGATGTAGTCAAAATCTTCGACGACCTTGAGGCATTCCATAACTTTTGTAGATTGGAAATGTGTGAGTTTAACGAGGCTAATCTTTATAACCGTTCCAGCGACATTTGGAACAGATACTACTACAGCACCAAACCCAAGCGTAACAACTTCAAACGCGAAAGGACTCAACGTTAATGATCTATATCATTGACCTGGAAGCAGTAGAAACACGCTATACCGCACAATGGAAAAGTCATGTTCCTAAAATTCTCCAAGCACAAGGACATCAGGTTCAGGTTATCGCTGGTCCTGAAGATATTCCTAGTGCCACTACTCCTGGTGCCTTTCTTAACTTTGGCGGGACTAATATCTATAAGTCTCGTCAAGTTGAGGAATTTAGTCGCCTATTTACATCCGGAGCAGTTAAGCCTGGCGATCATTTTATTTTTACTGATGCTTGGCATCCAGGTATCGTAAACTTAAAATATATGAGTTCTTTATTAGGCATTCCAATAAAGATCCACGCACTATGGCACGCCGGTAGTTATGATCCTCAAGACTTTTTGGGACGTCTTATCGGCAATGCTCCGTGGGTAAGACATAGCGAAAAGGCATTCTTTCACGCTATTGACTATAACTACTTTGCTACAAATTTTCATATTGAAATGTTTGTGCGTAATTTATTAAATGACGGTTTAGATGAAAATCCTTGGATCGATGAAGACATAGAAGATGCCTTAAATGGAAAAAGACCCTACTTTGTAAGGTCAGGGTGGCCTATGGAGTATATGGACAGTTTATTAAATCCATATAAAGGTATGCCAAAACGTGACCT